TTGCGTATAGGCCAGTTAGCTCAGTTGGTAGAGCAGCGGATTGAAAATCCGCGTGTCCTTGGTTCGATTCCGAGACTGGCCACCACTTCCAACGGCTCGCGCTTTTCGCGGGCCGTTTTCGCTTCAGCTTCCCAATACGCCCGTTTTTCTACATCTTTCTCACGCTCGGCGTTCGCCTGGGCGATCAATTCCAGTTTGTCGATCTGCAGGAAATCCGCTACCCGCGCGGCGATGTAGTCATCCATCACGCGACGATGTTTTCTGTACATCGTCATGTTCGACGTTTCCAAATTTAGCAATTTAGCTAGTTGGTAGTCCGAGGTCAGACCTTGCTTCTGTTTGAGGGCATCGAGGTATTCCAGGGTGTTCATGGTTGTTCTCCTTCGCGTTTTAAGCATGATCAGGTGATCGCTACCACTTGACAACTGTCAGCCGATAGCCATACGCTTCGTCTCGCTATCGCCTGATAGCTTAACCGACAAGGAAGCTCACCATGAAAATGCAAGTTCTCGGCGTAAAGGTTCTCAAGGGCATCAAGGATGGCAACCCCTGGGACATGTCCGCAGCCCTCATTCAAACCAAGATCGAATCCTTCCAGAACGAGAAAGTGACCGCAGCCGGCTACGGCTACGAAGTCACCGAAATGCCGCTCGATTCTGCCTGCATCGAGCAGTTCAACAAGATCCAGTTCCCCACCGTCGTCGATCTCGAAATCGGCCAGCGTGCGCGCATGGGCAAATTCGAAAGCTACGTGATGGGTGTCGTCCCGGCCCTGTCGGTTGCCAAGTCGGCTTGAGGGGTGGAACGGCTAGTAACACTAGTCCGTTCAGTCTCATTTTGAGACTTTTTGAGACTCGTGACAGGGGAAATAGGGGTGTCGAATGGCTCGCTCTTCATTGATTGGATCACCGCTTCTCAACATCATCCGGACGGGGGCTTACCCATCCTCACAGGGGGTGTCACCGTCCACTATTCCGCCGATGGTGCGCCAGTTTTTGAACGCAACCAGTCCACGCGCTTTAACGGAAGCCATGACACAAGCGTTCGTGTTGGATGTGATGGTTTCCGTGTTTCCCTCAGCGGCAACGCGGGGCGGTTTTCTCGCAAAGACAACGTTTTTAACTTCGGACTTCAAGGGACGATCGAGGCTTGTAACCGAATACTGGTGGAGCTTGGCCTCCCACCATTCACAGCTGCAACTTCTGACCGGTCAACGCCTGGCCCCTTCGCGCTTCCACACTCCCGGCGGGGTTGCGTCATATCGCGTTTGGACATCACCCGGAATTACAAAACAGGCTCGGAAAGTTCAGCCCGCGCTTTCATCCGATGGCTTGGTGCTCGAAGCATCGCACGCATGAAGCGCGGACAGTCAGGCGACGAATCGGTGTGGTGGGCCAACACGCGCCACATGCTGAAAGCCTACATCAAGCACCTGGAAATGATTAAGCACGGTGCTGATTCAAACGACGAGCTGGTGTCGTGGCTCAAGGATCAAGGAGTGGTACGCGTGGAAATCGAACTCAAAAAACGCTTACTTTCAGAGCTTGGCTTGAATGACCTCGCCAACATCACCGATGCAAAACTCGAAGAGCTGTACGAAGAACAGATCGAGCCATTCAAGCGCGCGGATCGCTCCTGCGACGAAGACATCCTCGACGCGATCCCTCAGAAAAGCCGCGTCTATGCCGCAGCCTGGCTTGCTGGCCAGGACATGCGCGAAATGGCTTCACGCGCCACCCTCTTTCGCCATGCCAAGGTGCTTCGCGAATGTGGCATCGACATCCTGGCACCGCGCAACATCGAGCGCTTCCCGGTCAAGGTTCGCTTCATTGAACTCGAACCGCTCTCAGTGCCGGATTGGTACGACCTTGAAGCGAGGGCCGCATGATGTGGCGTTTCGTTATAGCTGCCGCTGACGATACCGGCGAACATTACCTGGACGATCGTATCGAGGTGTTCCTCGATCCTATTTGTGACGCTGAGGCGTGGAAGGATGCTTCTGCTTTACTGGCGTTCTTCCCAATCGCTTCAGAAGGTACGCTTTTTGACGCGGTCTCAGATGTTGAGGTCTGGTCAGGCGTCGTAACCGCTGAATCTGTTGTGGCTGGCGCTTGGGCCAAGCCTTCTAAATGATGTACGGCCACCCCCTCATGGTCAAGAAATGGGCCAAAGCCATGAAGCCGAATCCCACGCCTGAGCAGGTCGAGCAAGCCAGAATCATGCGCAAGGCGAAAGCACAAAAACGAGCCTTTCTTATTCGCCAGCGAAACCTGTTCTCTGAACCTGCGGATTTGCGCGTCGAAGGTCTGGATCTGTCAAAAGAGATTGCTGAAGCCGAGAAAAAACTGGCTGGTCTTTCTGACCAGCAGGTTTTTGAGCTTTCGCATAGGCTGCTTCTCGCCCTCATTGAAGCCAGGGAGTCAGCATGACTACCGGCTTTCTTGCTTCTGGTGTGTGTTGGCCTACCTCTCAGGAAGCCACTGACGCTTTCTATTCATCCAAGCCGATTACCAGTTCTGGCTGGAGTGATTCGGGAGGCAATACATACAACGTTTACGGCTATGTCTACAAAAGCGGGGCGACATGGTATTTGCAGCGTGTTTATTGTTCTCTCAACGGTGGTTGTACCGCCAATTACCAAACGCCTTTTGCCATGTCCAACAACGTTTATGGATCCTGCACGATCCCTGACGTTGTTACAGGCGGTACGTCTGCTTCTACTGGCCTTCCTGCTGACTTCGATTATTCGATCTTGGGCGCTGTGTTTGCCTTTGCTGTCTCGGTTGTCGTTGCCATGTATGTGCTCGGAAGAGGGGCCGGTGTCGTGCTCTCGATCTTCCGAAAATGATTCGCTTTCCCTGCGGGGAAAAAACCGCCTCGGATGGCTACCGGGTCGGCCCAACCTTCGCCTAGCCAGCAAATTAGGAGCATCAAATGAACTTCAAGGAACTGTATCAAGCCACCAAGCGCCGCGCCTCCGTGGTGATCGACAACACGACCGGCAAGGTTGTTGCCGTTGGTAGCGGGGCGCTCGCGTTGGCTACCACTGGCTCGGCTTTTGCCGTCGCGCCCGACTACACCTCGCTGACGACCGCTATCGACATGAGCACGACCTCGGCCGCGCTTCTGTTGGCTGCTTCTGCACTGATCGGCGTCTACATTCTGTGGAAGGGCGCCATCATGATCATGGGCGCCTTCAAGGGCCGTTGATTCGTTGACCTAAAACCGGAGGGGGACGCCCCTCCGTCTTTCTTTCAAAGGACAACCATCATGCCCGATACCCAAAGCCTCTTGATCCTCTGCTTTTTCTTTTTCGGCATCGTCAGCGGTTGGGCTTTTGTTACCGGACTCGAAGGATGAAACGATTTCTTGCTGTGTTCTTTTTTCTCGCTTCGTTATCGGCCCTTGTGTACGTCGAAACAGAAGCGCAGGCCCAGGTAGCGCAATTGGCCCGTCCCTTCAATGGCTACGTCAACAAGGCCGTTGCATCCACGCTGAGCAAGCGTCTTGCCTCGCTTGGCTTCGCGGCCAATGATCCGATATACGCGGCCACCATGACCGCCGCGCAAACTACTCTGCAAGGTGCCATCGCAGTTGGATCGGTCGCCTCGACCGTTGCTGCTATCGGTACCGCTCCTGTCTGGCTCTCTGTGGCGCTTGGCCTTGGTGCCGCCTATGAAATCTATGATTTCACGATGGGCTCTCACACATGGAAAGCTCAACCAGGTATACAGATTTCACTTGCCCCTTCTGGCACTTACGTGACTGCTGCACCAGCTCCACCTATACAGCCTCAAACCGAAGTCATCGCATTGCCTCAGCTGCCGAACGATTACTCGAACCCTGGCGTAGGCAATGCGCTTATGTTTCCGTCCGATCAACCCTTGTGCGCGACTGTCAGCATGACAGCGCAATATGCTTCTCCGATTACAGGCCGCGATGCCAGTTTGGCAAGCTACAAGACCACTACCGTCTGTGGATCCAGTCAACAGCAGTTGCGCGACTTGGCCTATAACCAATTCGCCTATGTCCAAATCAGCGCGTACAACGGCGATGTGCCAGGTGTAGCCGTTTATACGCTTCAATCCATCACGGACTTTGGCGCATCCGGTCCCACAAAAGTAAGCTGCTCGATCAATCCCTACTCATGTCCGCAGTCGATCCAGTATTCATACGTCGAGCAGAAGACCGTCACCTACAAGCGCGATTCGATGGTGTATTCGCAGTATGGGTCGATCAGTTACCCCACGACCGTCAACAGCTTCACCTACAACGTCTTCAACAATCCGGCTTATGTAGATCCGTCGAAGTCATACCAGGCCAACGACGCAGCGGCCACGCTGACCAATTCCGATCTGGCGTCTCGCGCCGATCCCGAACTACTCGCAGCGATCGCAAACAAGATCTGGCAGCAGGCCGCGCAACTGCCTGGCTATCAGGGCGCACCCTATGACGTGAACAATCCCGTGACCGCTCAAGACGTGATGAACGACATCGCGGCAGGTCTCTACCCGTGGCCGACCGTCGCCGATCTGCTCACGCTCACGGTTGCCACTGGACAGACTGCGCCTCAACTCGATCCGGCTGCGCAACCTGTAGAACAGCCCGCAGGCCAGCCCTCGACGACTGTCGTCGATCTCGGCCCCGATCCTGCAACACCGGCCCCCGATCTTGAAGCATCGCCTACAGGCTCATCCATCGTCAGCCAGGTCATGGGCCTTTTGCCTAGCCTCTCGGCCTTCACGATGCCGGCCCACACGTCCGAATGCAGCGCACCAACCTTCGATTTTTACGGCCACACCTACAGCTTTCAAACCATGTGCGATCTGCTCGAACAACAACGTGCGTTGCTCTCCGTCATCTTTAGCGCGGTGTGGGGCGTTAGCGCGCTCACGCTCGTCCTGAGGGCCTGACCATGTTCGGGATTCTCGTCTCTGCCTTGAATGTCGCCCTGGGCTTTCTTGTCCGGGGTGTCATCGTCAAATTCGGCATCATGTTCGCCGCCTGGTACCTCGCGCTTGAACTGGTGTCGGCACTGGTGTCCTATGTGCCTGGCTCGGCCTCGATCACTGCTGCGCTGTCAGCCTTCCCGCCGTCGCTCTGGTACTTCCTTGACCTCATGCGTCTGGATATCGGCATCCCGCTGATGCTCGCGGCGTTCACGACCCGCTTTCTCATTCGTCGTATTCCCTTCGTCGGCTGACCATGGCGATCAATGCATACACCGGCTTGATGGGGTCTGGAAAAAGTTACGAAGTGGTCGCGTCGGTTGTACTACCGGCGATTAAGTCCGGTCGTGATGTTGTCACTAACATTCGCGGTCTCAATCAAGCATTGATCTACGAATATCTCGGCCAGCCCGACGAAGGCTGCGAGTTTGGCAAAATCCGCCTGGTCAAGAACGATGAAATTCAGGACGAGGATTTTTTCCCGCAGTTCGTTGATGAAAAGTTTGTTCTCAACGACAAGACCATCGTTCAGCCTGGCGACATCGTCTGTATAGATGAAGCATGGCGTCCCTGGGGGACGGACAGCAAGTGCATCAAGGCGCACATGTCGTTTTTCCGCGAGCATCGCCAGTGTGCGGACAGCCGGGGCAATTCGTGCGACCTGGTCATCATCACGCAGGACATCACCGACATTCACAAGCTCCTGAAAAACGTCATCGAGCTATCGTTCCTCTTCACCAAGCTCAAGACCCTTGGCCTCTCGAAGCGCTACCGCGTCGAGGTTTACGAAGGTTCGAAGCTCTACAAATCGAAGCGCACAAGCTGGACGACGCAGACTTACAACAAGAAGATATTTCCGCTGTACAAGTCCTATGCGAACGACTCCGGTCAGGGCACCGAGAAGGTCATCGACTCCCGGCAGAACTTCCTCAAATCCGGCGCCTTCCTGTTTCCCCTGGTCATCGCCGTTGTGTTGATCGCCTCGGGCGCGCTCGCGCTCAAGCACTTCTTCGACCCCGAGCGTTTCGCCAAGTCCAAGCCGGAAGACAAAGCCATCGAGACCGCAACCACGGCACCCACCGCACCAGGTGCACCGGCTGCCGTGTCACCGGCTGCACCTGGTGCATCTACTGTGTCCTCCCCAATGTCTTCCTCCGTCGTGTCGATCGCCGGTTCGGTCACGATCGGAAACGACAAATGGATCGTTTTGAGCGGCCCGGAAGGGCTGCGCATCGTCAGCCCTTCCATGGTGCGTTCGCATGGCGTCTCAGCGGTCACTCAGGACGAATACAAGGCTTTCCCTGCCTATCTCAGCAAATGAAAAATACCTTTCTGCTCTTCCTCTTCATCCTCGGCGTCAACATCGCTTCGCAGGCCTTGGCCGAGAGCATCAAGCTCGATAACGCCCCGATCTCCAATGTCGTGCGCCTCTACTTCGCCGAAATCAACCAGGCGGCCTATAGCCTGCCTGACGAGTTGATCAAGGATGAACGCCGCGTCAGCCTGTCGATCGCAGGCACGCCCGAGCAGCTGCGCGCGAACCTCGCCGAGATCCTGCGTGGCTATGGTTACGAGCTGGTCAGGGAAGAAGGCCTGTACACCGTCCGCAAGCTCGTCGGCACGGCTGCGGCCGTCAAACAGGACGTGTTTGTCTATCGGCCCAAGTCGCGCACCTCGCAATACCTGGTAGACGAGATCCGCCACCTTTACCCTGGCGTCTCGCAAGCCGCCCAAGGCCTGCCCAACGTCGCGCCGGTCACCGGCGAATACGCGCCGACCAGCGCAACGGCCCGCCTTGAAAACCGCACCGACCGCATCATCTTCAAAGGCACCGAATCCGAGATCAAGGATCTGCGCCGGCTGCTCGCCGTCCTCGATGTGCCGACGCCCTCGATCGAACTGCAGGTGTTTCTAATCGAGTATTCGAAGAGCAAGAACCACAAGACGGGCTTCTCTGCGTTGATCGACAAGCTCGGGCGGTTCTCGCTCTCGATGGGCGGTCTGCCGGGTGCGGGTGATGTGCTGCGCTTCTCTTCTGGATCTATCCAGCTTGCCATTTCCGCGTTGAAGTCGGACAACGAATTCAGTGTCTACACATCCCCGCGGCTGCTGCTCGTCGACGGCAAGAAATCAAAGCTTGTTGTGGGTCAGGACGTGCCGGTTCTGACTGGCACGACCAGCACAGTTCAGGGCGTCACGCAAAACATCGAATACAGGTCATCCGGCGTCATCATGGAAGCCCTGGCTAACATCCTTGACGATGCGATTGAGGTTGATACCTCCATAGAGGTCAGCAGCTTTGCCGAGACCACGACCGGCGTGTCGTCGTCGCCCACACTCACGAAGCGCAGCTTGCAAAGCTCCACGATCCTCTCAGACGGCACGGCGGTTCTTTTTGGCGGTCTACGGTCTGCTAGTCAAAATGAAGGCTCCAGCGGCCTTTCCTTTCTGCCCAAACTGCTCCGGCAGAACAACAGCGCCAACGACGACAGCGAACTTTTTGTCTTGATGTCAGCCAAGCGGATCTGATCGGGCGGCGGGCGCTGCCGGCGCGTGCGCCGCGCAAGCCCGCAGCACGAGCAGGAGCAGGAGCCAAGCCCCTTTTCCTGGAGACAAAACCCACCATCGCACCGCATGACGCAGCCATCGCCGCCCGGCTTAGGGCGGGGTTTCGATGGCGGCACCCGGCGTGATGTAGGAGCGTTTAGGCCGGTCGGCCCGGCCTGCGACGATCACGGCCGGCCTCTAACGTTGATTGTTTTCCCATACGAAGTGCGTGTGTCAATTAGGCGGGTTGGCTACGAGCATTGGTTTTATTCTGTGATATTGTCGCGCGGATGATGAAATGGTTTCGAACGATCTTGATTTTCAACATCGCTTAAAAATAAAAATGGACAATGTCGAAACAGAAATTTTGCCTTTTCTAAAGTGGGCCGGTGGAAAACGTTGGTTGGCACTAAGGCATCGGGAATTATTTCCAGTCGGCTTCAATCGCTATATCGAACCCTTTTTAGGTAGTGGGGCGGTATTTTTTTCGATGAGACCGACTGAAGCAATTTTGTCCGATGTAAATGATGAGCTGATAACAACTTATCTCGGGGTCCGGGATGAACCTGCCCGAGTGTTGCAAGAACTAAAAAAGCATGATCAAAGGCACTGCTCTGATTACTATTACCAAATGCGGAGTTATCGTCCGCGAGCTATTTACACACGAGCTGCGCGGTTTATTTATTTGAATCGCACATGTTGGAATGGCTTGTATAGGGTCAATTTGCGGGGTGAATTTAACGTCCCTATTGGTACGAAGACGAGAGCGGTTCTTCTGACCGATAATTTCCCCTCAGTTGCAGATCTGCTGAACAAAGCAAAAATCTCGAAATCTGACTTTGAAGCCACGATAGATCGCGCTGAAAAGGGTGATTTTCTTTTTGTCGATCCTCCCTATACGGTCAAACATAATCACAACGGGTTCGTTAAATACAACGAGACGCTGTTTTCTTGGGACGATCAGATTCGATTAGGCAAAGCATTACTAAGGGCGAAAAGGAGAGGCGCATCGATTCTGATGACCAACGCTGATCATCAGAGTGTCCGTGACTTATATAAAAGTGATTTTGAACTGATGTCTATTGAGCGACCAAGTGTGATATCTGGTACCACACTTGGTCGCTCTCCTTGTCGTGAGCTAATTGTCAGGGGGTAAGGATGGGCTTTTGGAATTTCGTGCTGTCACGGCTCCACAACTGGCGGACCAGGCTTTCGCCTGGAATCGCAAAACTGCAATCGATCATAGATCGTCGTGTCCCGATAGTTGGTCGACTGGTTTACTGTGATTTTAATGATCACTGGAATACTATCGGCGATGTGATCAATTACGTTGTATGGGCAGCCATGCCATTTTGGCTTGGGGCACTTGTTCTACTTCTGACTGACAGCGTAACTCCTAAGGACTTTGGCCTGTATTGGCAGCTGCTGATCAGTACGTTTGATAAAGGCGAGTTGTTAATTTTTAGCACAGCTTTACTGGCGCCAGCCTTCTCAGCTGCCCTTACCGACCCAAAGAACCTCGATGCTGCGCCATTCCCGGGAAAGTTATCTCATGCGACGGTCGTTGCGATTTTGATGGTGATCTGTGCGGCGCTGTATTCCGTTCAACGCACGAATCACAATGTCGATCCTGATCTCTTGTTTCGGCTGTCAGTTACCGCATCAATCGTGTCGTTTTTCTTTTTTTATCTCGCTTCCTTGTATACCCACAACCGGGTCAACGCTTCAGACAAAATTCGGCAAGATGAAGCTAGCTTTGCGGACCTCTACGATACTCATAGGGTGACGTTGTGAAAGAGGACAACCATTCTTTAGTTTTGCCATGCATCCAAGTTACTCAACCTATTGGTACGTTCTTTCTCGCATCCATAAAGGCTAGGGATCTTTGTAAGATTTCCCATGCCGATATACGTCGAATGCTTCGTGAGCGTGAGATTGAAACTTATCTTGGCATTCAAAGGCCGCTAGATAAAAAGCGTGTTGATGAGATCGGTAAGTATGTAAACACGGTAGATGCTTGTTTTCCGACCGCAGTTATTCTTGCGGTGGATGGAAAATGTGCAAGCTTCAACCCTGACACTCGTGAACTTACTCTTTCAAATTATGTTGATGCAGAGGATGAAGAGGAAAATATTCTCTTCATACAAATTGCCAAGGTTCTCGATGGACAGCATCGTATCGAAGGATTGAAGGCACTGGCTCCTGAGCAAGATTTTGAAGTTAACGTCAGTATTTTTGTTGACTGCGATATTGCCAATCAAGCTTACATATTTTCGACAGTCAATCTGGCTCAGACAAAGGTCAATCGAAGCCTGGCGATTGATCTTTTTGAGGTAGCTCGCGCACGCAGCCCACAAAAAACCTGCCACAACATCGCCGTAGCGCTCGATAAAAGGCCGGATAGTCCATTTTATAAGCGGATAAAACGGCTAGGGGTTGCTACTGAGGGTCGCGATTATGAAATGCTTACACAAGCGACTTTTGTTGACGCGGTTATGAAATATATCAACAACCGGAGCGGCATTTTAGAGGACCGAGATCTTTACCTTCGTGGGAAGAAGCCTGCTCGCGCATCTGCTGATCAGTTACGTAAGTTTATTTTTAGAAACATGTTTATTGATGATCGTGATCTGGAGATCACAGACGTACTTTGGAATTATTTTGACGCCGTTCGAAAGAAATGGCAGTCATCTTGGGGGTATACAGGCACGGGCCAGATGCTTAATCGGACTAATGGTTTCATAGCTCTGATGAAGTTTTTGAAACCCGCGTACTTGAGTCTCACATCGCCGGGCGGCGTACCGAGCGAAGCTGAATTTAGTTCTATTTTCAAAAAAATTCAAATTGAGGATCTCGATTTCACTACTGATAATTTTCCCCCTGGTAGTACCGGACAATCTGCGCTTTATCGAGCACTCATAGAACAGAGCGGGATCCGGGAATAATTTGGCGACTGACAAATTTTTGTTTATGGAGTTTGTCAGTCATTACTCTTGCTACTTCGGTTTTCGCCACTCCTTGGGGTTGTAGATCACATCGCTGATATCTGCCGGTTTGTCCCGTAGCAGTTTCCATCGTTGAGGCCGCTGTTGTCGCGGCCTGCTCGATGTCTTATTGAGCAGGCCCAACACCAACAAAATTAGGCCGGTGAAAATAAGTAACTTCGCATATATCATGCGCGGACTTTACCATCCGGCCATGCATACCTGGAACGACGCTGCATCTCTTTGGCTCACTGAAATGAGCCACAAGCGGACCATCGATCACGATCGCAGAAAGCTTGAATGGCTAAAGCCATTGCTTGGCCATAGGCCGCTTTCTGAGATCGATCGCTTTGTCATAGCTGACATTGGCAAGCTCAAGGCCGGTGAAGCTTCTCCAGCGACCGCTAACCGCTATTTGGCGCTTATACGGTCCATCTTGCGTCGGGCTGTCTTCGAGTGGGAGTGGATTTCCAAGCCCCCGAGGATCTACCTCTACAAGGAACCGAGCCGGCGTGTACGCTGGCTTAATGCTGTCCAGGTGCGAACGCTGCTGGACGAACTTCTTCCGCATCAGCGGGATGCTGTGCTTTTTGCTCTTTCAACCGGTTTGCGCCATGCCAACGTCGCGGGTTTGAGGTGGGATCAGGTCGATATTCGGCGGCGCACTGCTTGGCTGTATGCCGATCAGATTAAGAACGGTGAAGAGCTGCACGTCAGCCTGAACGATACGGCGCTCGATGTCCTCAAGCGCCGTCAGGGTAACCACAAGGATTTTGTCTTTACCTACCGTGGCCGCGCTATCAAGCGTTTTAATACTCGATCTTGGTACAAGGCGTTAAAGCGGGCTGGAATTGAAAATTTCAGGTGGCACGACCTTCGTCACACATGGGCGAGTTGGCTTGTGCAGCAAGGGGTTCCGCTCTATTCAGTGCAGGAAATGGGGGGATGGAAAACGCATAAAATGGTGCGGCGGTATGCCCACCTTTCGCCAAGCGTCAACCTCGAAAATGCCCGCAAGATCGATACCGTTTTCGGCAGTTTCGGAGACGATCATTGAAAATCCGCGTGTCCTTGGTTCGATTCCGAGACTGGCCACCACTATTCATGCGGGTTTCAGATAATCAATTCTGGATTTTTTT